CCCAGGTTCTCATAGTTCTGAGTAGCCTGTTGGTACGTCTGACTAAGCAAAGCAGTGGACTGAGCTTCGTCTAATTGAGAAGCTTTATAAACGTCTAATTTAATTTGATTGGTAGTGTTTCGGTTGGCGTCTTCCTTTCTATTTTTATCAATTTGTTGGATTAGACCAGCCGAAATGTTGCTGCTGTTAGCCTGCCAAGTAGGAGAAAACTCATCAGCAATGATGACAGGGTTGATTCTGTCTAGCTGATACTTATCAGTGATCCTGTTTAGCAGAACAGCATTGCCTGCTGCGATTTCTTCATCAGTTCCAGAAGCAGCAATCTGAGACGGAGACTTCATACCGTCTGGAGTAGGAATGATCTTGTCGGTTCCAGTCCAGAAACTAAGAAGCTCTTGCTGGCTTTTGAGAGCCGCCAGCTTTGCCGTACCCACAGCTTGACCATAAGCACGCCAACCCTTAGTTGCACGACCTTCACGGCGCACACGGGCGGCTTCTACGGGCTGTCCGTTGGCTTCTAGCTCATTAGCTAGTTTACCTTCAGATTCAACGCCTGCTTGGAGTTTAGCTTTGTCTTCTTCGTGGTTGTTGTAGACATCATCAGGAAAGTCTACATTACCATTCATAACCTCCGCCAAACCTAATTTGTATTGCTTGTCGTTGGTCTTCTTTTGCTGCTCTACCAGGAACGTAGAAAGCGTAGTACTCCACTGTGAGTAGGCTTCCAGGTCAGCCTGAGACCTTTTCTCAAGATCAGCTCCAAGCTGTTGAAGGCGGTTGCCATAATCAGAAGCAGCTTGATCGTTGTACTGCTTCTGCTGACGAGCAGCTTCTTGTAATTGATTGGTAGGGTCGTAAGCTTGTTGCCGCTTGAAACCCTCTGGGCCTTGGTAGCCAATAAGTTGTACTGCCATTTAGATGTCCAGTTTGTACTGTTTTACGGATTTAGCAGCGTCCCTCAAACCTTTGCCTATGCCTTTAGTTGCTTTAGCTGCACCTTTAGCTGTGTCACCAGCAGTAGCAGCTGGAGCAGCCAGACTTAGACCAGTAGTGACACCTCCAAGAATAGACTGACCAATACCAAGAACCATACCAGCAGCACTGGGTTTAGGACCAATGTAAGCTTCGGGAACGTATTCTTTGATTGGAGCTACCATACGTTTAGAAGCATTCAAGTTCAACGCAGACTGAGCGTCCAGCTGAATCTGTTCGACTTCCAGATCGTAAGCAGTTTTATGATAGCCAAGGTTTGTACCGAGACGAGCCAAGTCTCTACCATAATCACGCTCTGCATCAGAAGCAAGATACTGGTTGACACCACCAGAACGGCCACGAGCAAAGACTGATCCGTAGGCTTTAAGACTGTCTTTGTAGAGATCAAACTGCTGGGCGCGGGTTTTGTCTCGCTCACCTTGTAGTTTGTTTTGAGAAGCTACATAAGCACGGTTAGCCGATGCCATGTCCAGTTCATTTTGCCGGTTTAGAGCTGCTTCATTCTGGTCATAGATAGCTTTCTGGTTGCGGTAATTGATTTCAGCATTACGTTCAGCCAGCTGTTGACGCTGCCTTGCTACGTTAGATTCGTATTGATGCTGTGATTGCTGAGCCTGATAGCCGGCAATGGACTGTAAAGTGCCAAGAGCGGCTGTCGCTGTGCCAATAATAATAGCAGGTTCACACATTTGTCAATTTAGCAAATTCTACATACGTTAGTTTTTGTGGTCCCACCGTAACATAACTAAGCTTCTTAAATCCAAGCATGTGGAGAAGCTTCATATGCATTCGGTTTCGTGGATCAGCTATGTTATGAAGCACAGCATAGGAGGTTTGTTGATCGACCCATTTCTTTGCCTCCTTGAAAAAGAGTTTTGGATAAGGGCGGACATGATCTGTGGTCAACATCCAAATCGCACCACAGTTGGCATCTGTTCTGGATACCCCCGCCATTCCACACAGCTGCCCCTTCACAAAGAATGCGATGGGGTCTTCAAGCTGTGCGAAAGACTCGGGTAGAACCTGATAAGGATTGTGGCCCCACCCGAGGATTTCATTTAGATCATCCGCCTGTAGGTGTTCAGCCAAATAGATAGAATCTTCAATTGTAGCTGGGCGGATTTCGTGGATCATACGGCTTTGATGCCTTTGTTGTTATAGGTGCCTTCCCATATCATAGTGATCAGAGCCAGGGGGAATGGCGCATCACACACAATCTTAAGATCAGCATCGCGACCCTTAGCCATAATGGGCACAATGTTTTCCGCGTTACGGATCATTGGCGGTGTATTGGCTTCGGTTTGGTTTGCGGTGATCTGTGGGAAAGTAAGAGTAAATTCGTTTCGACCAGGAACGTTAAGCACTGCTTGGAACGGACCTGATTCGTGACTATAGAAACGAGCACGGTGAACAATAGGAATGTTCAGCTCGTCGGCTTGTTTGTCTTGTTTGACATAGAAGCCAGGGAACCTAGCCTCAGAGGTGTATTGGTAACCAATAGCATACTGCTCATCGGTCTGGTCACCTTCTACCGTCACATAATACTTACGTCCCGTAGCACCACCACTGTCGTTAGTAACAGTGGGGTATTGAACATAAGAGTTATCGTCAGCACTAATCTTTACAAGACATGCTGTAGCGTCTGCGATGTTTGCACCTTCCTTAAAGTAGATGCGAGTTTCGTCATCAGCTGAAATGTAGTCTTTGTCTGGATAGTAATCAAACATATCCAGTCGAAGGTCAATGTAGTCGCTTTCAAAAAAGATAGCACCACCAGGCGTTTCTGTTAGCAGCTCTGAGTGACACAGAACTGGATAGTCATCACCATCCAAAAGAAGAAAAATTTCGTCTTCGTGGAACTCAACTAGAAGTATATCAGCTGGAAAGGTCCACTTGAACCAAGATGCCAGTAACCGTTCGTTGTCCTGAGTGTAGTACCGGAACAAGTAAAGGGTGTCTGGTTCTTGAATTGATTTAAGAGCAAAAGCAGAAGCACTAAGGCTATTAGTAATTAGGTCAATGCCGTTCGGCAAGTACGACGGAATTAACTTACTAATGTCTTTACGCAGTGCTCGGTCAGCTGACATCATAATTTCATTGACTGCCAACGACTTATCATTCTCTTCAATAATAACAAAACTGCTACCGATGTCAAGAGGTAGAATCTCTGTGGTATGACTAAAGCTAGAAAGCAGGTTAAGTTCTGCTGTAGCAGGTGAGAATGCTTCGGTTCTAGTTTGAAGAATATACTGTGAGTTATCAGCAAACAAGATCAAACCTGTGGACTGTTGTAACGCATGACGGAACTCCATCCGTGTTACCGCACCTGCCGAGATGTCGATAGGATCGTTGTCAACAATAGTGATGACAGTAGATGGATAAAACTTAAGAAACTCACCTGCCTGTGAGCAGACGATGTTCTCGTTACTCATCAACACAAGGCGGTTCTTAAAGAACGAAATGCCTGTAATTTTTGCACCCACAAAACTAGGGTTAGGTGCCGACTGTGCGTTGCCAACGGTACGCTGTTCCCAGTATTGAGTAGCCCAGGTGCTACCTGAAATAGAAGCAGAACCAACTGATGTAATGGTAAACGTATCGCCTTCGTTGTTATTGACTACATCGTTAAGCGTATAGTCCTGACCAGCTCGTTGAATTGAAACGCCAGTGATTTGACGGTCGGCATTAACGGAGGTTACTTCAAGACGAAGGTTTTTACCAGTGCCACCATAAACAGAAAAGTGTTGGCCAACGTTCCACCGCGCATCGCCGTTAGAAGTTACAGCAACCGTCACTGGAATACCGTTGACAGTAGTAGATGTGGTAAAAGCCGAAGCAGCTGTTTCGCTTAGCTCACGGAAACTGTAGCTTCCATCAGCTTCACGGATCAGCGCGTGAGGCATTGTGGTTGGATCAAGTCCAAGGTTTGCACCTGGCTCAATCGTTTCTACCCACACACCAGCGCCACTGCCACTTCCATTACTAGCTTCAAAAACAAGGTGATAGTTGTCAGCATTAGTTTCATTAGAACCAGTGACACTAATTACCGTACCATGAATAAACTGGTCTGGAAGATCTTCGACACCACCCACCGTGCCTTTGTAAGCTTTGAGACCATCACCGGACAAACTACCAGTAGCCTCTAAGCTGAAATCAGCACCATTAGTTCGCTTAATGTGTATGTAGTTGGCAATAGCTGTAGCTGAATAATTAGCATTACCGTTAATAGCACTAGCAAGACCGTCAACAATTGTTTTGGCGTTGAGGCTACTACCAGATGCAGTAGGCGTATTATAATTAAAAGCAGTCCCGTCAATAGTAATTGTATACGTCGTATCGTAAGCAATAGTACGCAGGGTCACATATCCAAACGGATCTTGTGCCGGTGCAGTTGCTATGTCATCTGCGACAACAACACTACGATTCAAAAGAAACACATAGTCGTTGATCTGAAGAACCTCAAGATCAGACTTTTTTGTATGACTAGCATAGGTAGCGGCAGAAGCAGACAAAGCATTAACAGTCTGCTGAATACCACTTTGTGCGTCCCATACACGGACAGCACCTGCCTCAGTAATCTGAAGCATGAGTTTTTCGTCTAGTCCTTTGCAAATAAAGAACCAGCTACCTTCAGCTGCGGAGTTTTCAATCCGACGAACAAACTGTGTGCCTGGTCTTTTGACAAGACCGAATGTCGGATCTGGATAATAGTTATCGCACTCGCGTAGCTGACCTGGAAGCATCAGCGAGTCTGGCTGTTGTGATACCCCACCCACCAGGCCGACAAGTTTTTGTGAGATAGCAGCCATAGTTATCGAGCGATAGCGCGGAATGGAGTATAACTAATGTAAAGATTCTGACCGGATTCTTGGCCAAAGATATTCACATCGGAACTGCTGGTGTCATAAGCCAGGCAGTTGCCCCTTAACAGGGCTTCGTCTTGAGCATTAAAGGTTACCATTTCTTGGGAACCCATAACCCGTCCAGCAAAGACACGGGTAGCGCGTTGAGTAATATAGTCCTGGAAAACCTGAGGAAGATCCTCAAAGTCAAACTTCCAAACCACATCACACTTCACAGTTGAGCCGGCAGTAAACGTGTAGGTGTGCTTGATCTTATCATAGAGCTTGCCATCACGCAATACGGTCTGGTATTTCTGATTGTTAGCAAACTTGTTATCCGAAAGCTGGAGTACGTTAGACGGCACAGCAATGTTACCGGACGTATCAGCCATAAAAGGATAGGCGACCTCAGTGTTAAAGTGCCAGCCTTCACCTTGTACTTCTCTATCGACTTGATCTAGGACATCAACAGCGATAGCGATTTCGGGGTTAGCGACATCAAGGCTTACCACCGGGGCTTGCCCGATGCCACTAAGCATCTGGTTGATTGCTTCGAGTTTAGTAGTCATTATTATCGGGCAAGAAAAAAGGGGGCCACGATGGACCCCCACAAAATACGAACGTAAGCGTATCAGGCCACGTTGCGGAAAGCACCAGCAACGGCAGTGCGGACAGCGCCACAGCCGTAGGCAAGGCGTCCCACAATGACATCGCCTTGATAGATCACCTTCGTGTCGGCACCGGTGGTTTGCACGCTGGGGCCAATAGCCTCAACGACACCAGCAGCGTCACGGTGGAAGATCAGACCGCAGGAGTTGGTGAAGTCGGTACGGATACCGTAGTCGTTGTTCTCA